AACGCTACAAAGATTGTATCAGCTACTCAACACATACTCGACGGTGCCTCTGGGGATTTTCCCGGTAGGCACATGAAGTGGGTACGTGAACACGAGAAGGCTGGACAAACCACGCGGGAATCTCAATAGGGGCAACTCCCATTTAATTCTCCATAACCTAATAATAATAGGCGGGGTAAGTTTAGAATGTCACGAGCAACATTAATAGATGAGCGTCAGGAAGAAGAAGCAACAGATCAACTAGACACACAGGATACCACAGAGACTCCTCAAGAAGAGGAACAACCTCAGGAACCTGAGTTACCAGAGAAGTACCGAGGTAAGTCTGTCGAAGACCTCGTACAGATGCACCAAGAGCTTGAGAAGTTTTCAGGCAAACAGAGTACTGAAGTTGGTGAACTACGTAAACTGGTTGATGAACACATCCAGACACAACTTGTCGAACAACAAGCACCTCAACAACAGCAACTACAAGACGATGAAGATGATGTAGATTTCTTTGTTGATCCCAAGACTGCTGTTCAACGAGCAATAGACAACCACCCTAAGATTAAAGAAGCGCAAGCGTACACAGAGCAGGCTAAGAAGCAAGCAACGCTGGCACAACTTCAACAAAATCACCCAGACATGGAAACTGTACTCCAGGATCCTAAGTTTGCTGAGTGGATCAAAGGGTCAAAAGTCCGAACACAGTTGTTTGTTCAGGCTGACCAAGGGTACGATTACGACGCTGCGAACGAACTGTTCAGCCTCTGGAAAGAGAAGAACCAAGTAGTTCAACAAACAGCACAAGCTGAGAAAGCAGCCCGTAAGAGTGCAGTAAAGTCAGCTAACACAGGCAACGCTCGCGGAACAGGAGAGGGAACACGCAAGAAAGTTTATCGTCGTGCTGACATTATTAAACTTATGCGTACCGACCCAGAGCGTTACCAAAGTCTATCAGATGAATTACTGAAGGCGTACGCAGAGGGTCGGGTTCGATAGCCTAAAGGAGAATTACAATGGCTGGTGAAACCTCTGGTGCCTATTTTACAGCTAATGCTGTAGTAGACAAAACTGCTGCGGCTACTTTTATCCCCGAAATTTGGTCGGATGAAGTAATTGCCGCTTATCAAAAGAACCTGAAGATGGCTCCCCTTGTCAAGCGTCTCGCTATGACTGGCAAGAAGGGCGACGTTATTCACGTACCTAAGCCTATCCGTGGCTCTGCGTCTGCTAAGGCAGAAGCTGTAGCTGTCACGATTCAGGCTAACCTTGAGTCAGAACTGACGATCACTGTTGACCGTCACTTTGAGTACTCGCGTCTGATTGAAGATATCGTAGAAGTACAGGCTCTGTCCTCTCTGCGACAGTTCTACACCGAAGACGCTGGCTACCAGCTGGCTCTGAAAGTTGACACCGACCTCATTAACGCTGCTACTGGTTTCGGTGACGGAACTCGTACTCAGTCTCCCGCCAACACTGGTGCTGACTGGGTAAACAGCAACAGCTACTACGTCAACGCTACTAGCGGCCTTGCTGCTTACGCTGTTGACACTGTAACGGCTGGTGACAACTTTACTGACCTCGCTTTCCGTGAAGCTATCAAGCTCATGGACGACGCTGATGTACCGATGGACGGTCGTGTGCTGGTGATCCCACCTGCGGCTCGTAAGTCAATCATGGGCATCGACCGCTACGTATCTTCTGACTTTGTTGGTGGTCGTGGTGTTGAGTCTGGTCTTATCGGCAACCTGTACGGTGTAGACGTATACGTTTCTAGCAATGCTCCCGTTCTGGAAGTAGCTGCTCAGAACACTGCGTCAACTGTAGACACCCGTGGCTGCTTGTTCTTCCACAAGGACGCCCTTGTAATGGCAGAGCAAATGGCTGTACGTTCGCAGACTCAGTACAAGCAAGAGTACCTCTCTACTCTGTACACTGCTGACACTCTGTACGGTGTTGAAACTTATCGCCCTGAAGCTGGCTTTATCATCGCCATCGCTGACGAGTGATCGTTCTAGGGGGTCGGCAACGGCCCCTTTTTCCTTTTTGTTTGTTTTTCTAGGAGTAGTCTATGCCTATCTATCGTGGTGATGGCGGTTCAGGCGATGCTTCCACGGATGCGTATGCGTCTCAGGTAGCTCAGAACGCCCAGACTGCTACTACGAAAGCAAATGAAGCTGCTACCAG